TTAACAGTAGATATAACACAAATTGGTAGCACTACAGCGGGATCTGATCTTACTGTTACGTTTACATATTCATAAGAGGAATAAAATATGGCACTAACTGATGAAGAAATTTTAGATGTTAGAGAGAGACATGGACTCAATCAAGATTCTGAAGCAGATACTTATATTCCTACATTTAAGGTATATAGGTATAAAGAAGGCACTGAATATAGTAAAGCAAATATGAATGTAGACTATTTAGTAGAAAATTTTGATGGAAGTACAATGCGCGTGTTTTCTCAAAGGTCACCATTAGAAATTGTAACTTTTGGTATATCATCTTTAAAAGATGAAAATAATGTTTGGGTAGAATGGACAGGGGGAACAGAATAATGGCATATTTTTACGGGACTCCTAGAAATCCAGGAACGCAAACAAATTATGACGTAAGAGACATGTGTTATAGTATCGCAGATTTTTTAGAAGGTAGTGATTGGCGCACTGACGCTAAAGCAACTGGGTCCACTGGATTTAACGGTTCAGCAGGTAACTATGCTGGCACGAATCCAACAAGTGGTATTTACCACACGATATCAGCCACTGGATCAATAACCAATGGTTCAGTGACTTTTTACAAAAAACATTATGCGACAGGTCAAACCTCTGGTTATACTCCGAGTTATAAAATTGTAATAAATTGTGACCCCTCCGATGGTTGGAGAGTGAATGTTTATGATGATAATGGAGCCAATTCAACTCCTGTATCCCACACTAGTGTTGGTATGGGAGGCAACACAAATGCAAGTTATAATAGAATTGCTGGAGCATATGGCTCATATTTGCACCAAATGCATATAATTGCAAATGATACTACCTTTATGATGAAAGTAAGTGGCGATGGTGTTTCTGGGGGAGGCACAGATACTACTCGCGATCACGGATGGTTTGTTCTTAATGATCTGGAATACGCTCCAACAATAGATAATTGGGCATATAATATAGATGATACATATTGTCCGTCTGTTCTTATACATTCTGCATGGATGAATGTTATGGACAATCCTATTCCTAGTGAAACTAATACAAATTATTGTCACTTTGGTGTTGGTCAACCTAGATATATTGATTATAACGGTGTTGTAAGAACCGCACTTTTTTCACCGCTTCATGCAATACAACATTTTGGGTTGGATCAAGTAGCAAGCACTGGATGGTCTACAATAAATCCACCTCCTTCTCTTAATCAAGAACACTTTAATGTATCTGGTGGAGATGCTCCTATTCATCAGTTAACTCCTATTCAATTTGTTGGACAACATTCTCTGAGGCTTGCGGTGGCCTCGTCTACTGCTAATGCGATTAATAAAAATCCAAGGCGTGGCAGAATGATGAATATGTATAGAATATCAGACAATGCAGGTAATGATGGAGATGTTATATTAGAAGGTAGTACTAGATATCGAATTTTTAAACCTCATAAATGTGGGTCTGGAGTCGGTGGATATGAAGGGGATATAAATGCATGTTACGCATTTCCTGAAGCTAATGTACCTTATGCATAGGATAATATAAAATGGCACTCATGGTATCAGTATCGTCATCACCGCCGCATAATCTTAATGGAATAGGGTTGGCAAGGATGGTATCTAATGGTGGAACTACAGTATCTACTACTACAGTAAGTAAAACTACAAATATATTATTATTTGGTTCTGCTGGTGATGGAAGTGGTGGTGGTGGTGGTGCAGCAACTGGCTCAGAAGCACAATCTTGGTCTGATGGATAATTTTAATAATATGTTGAGATTAAAATCTATATAAATAGAAGTGAATAAACTATTTAATTAGGAAATACTATGTCATCAAATAGACCCGACACCAGAGATGAATTGATAGATTACTGTTTGAGAAGATTAGGCTCACCAGTGATTGAGATCAATGTTGCGACAGACCAAGTAGAAGATCGTATTGATGACGCAATTGATTTTTATCAAGAATTTCACTCAGACGCCACACATAGGACATATTTAAAACATCTCGTTACTTCTGACGATGTTACAAACAAATATATTCCAATACCTTCAAGCGTAATTTATGTAACAAAATTATTTCCTATTATTACTGCTGGCAATACTTCAAATTTCTTTGATATTAAATATCAAATGATGTTGAATGATGTTGCTGACATGGGTAGTTTTATTGGGGATTTAATGTATTATGAACAAATGCAGCAACACTTGGCATTGATTGATACTAAATTGAATGGTATTCCACAAGTAGGGTATTCACGCAGAGAGAATAGACTTCATATTCACGGTGAGTGGCAAAACGGTGATATAAAAGCAGGTGATTATTTGGTTGTAGAAGTATTGCAAATTATTGATCCAGACACGAATGTTTCTGTTTATAATGATAGGTTTCTAAAAGATTATGCAACTTGTTTAATAAAAATTCAATGGGGATCAAATCTTATAAAATTTGAAAATATGCAAATGCCAGGTGGGGTCACATTAAATGGTAGACAAATATATGATGATGCCATACAAGATAGAGATAGACTTGAAGAACGAATGAGGCTGGAACAAGAAATGCCACCTGATTTTATGGTGGGTTAAAATATGACAACTAATCATTATATTTCTCAAACAGTAAGAAGCGAACAAAGTCTTTATGAAGATATCGTTATAGAGTCTCTTAAAACTTATGGGCAAGACGTTTATTATCTTCCTAGAACTATAGTAAATGAAAACAAAGTATTTGGTGATGATGTACCATCAGCATTTAATTCTTCATACAAAATAGAAATGTATATTGAAAATACTGAGGGTTTTGATGGTGAAGGTGATCTGTTTACAAAGTTTGGCGTAGAAATACGTGATGCTGCTACATTTATAGTTGCTAGAAGAAGGTGGAGAAACCTTGTTGGTCAAACAACCAACGATATAGATCAAATAGACAGGCCAGCAGAAGGTGATTTAATATATTTACCTTTATCAAAATCTATGTTTGAAATAATGCATGTTGAGCATGAACAGCCATTTTATGCTTTAAGTAATTTACCGACATATAAAATGCGATGTGAGTTATTTGTTTATAATGATGAATCATTTGATACTAGTTTGGCTGTTCTTAATGAACTTGAGGCAACAGATGCTTATACCTATGAACTTACCTTAAAAATTCCTAAACAAGCAACTGCGACTGCTAATATAGGAGTTATATAATGCCCACTAACTACATTCAGAGCGGAGAAATCACTGATGGTGGTTTCGGATATGATTCTGCACCATTAATAATAGTTGCAGCACCAACTATTCCAATACTAAAAGCAGTTATGCAACCAGCCTTAGATAGTGCTGCTACAACAATATCAATTGGAGTTGTTACCGCTGGATCACATTATCTAAATGCGCCAAATATTACAATATCATCGCCTACAGATTCAAGTAATAAACAAGCGTTAGTATCAGCAACATTGGTAAGTAATAAAGTAAGTTCTTTTTCAGTTACTAATGCTGGTAAATTTTATGATAGTTCTAGTATAGTTACTTTAACAATATCACCACCCATAGATTCAAGTAATAAACAAGCGTTAGTTACATCGTCAATATTGTCCAATAAAGTTTCTGGTTTAACAATAACTAATGCTGGCAAATTTTATGATAGTGATGGTGCTGGCACAGCAAATATAACAATATCGGCTCCATTGGATAATGATAAACAAGCGTTAGTTACATCGTCAATATTGTCCAATAAAGTTTCTGGTTTAACAATAACTAATGCTGGCAAATTTTATGATAGTTCTACACCACCAACCATCAGTGTTTTGAGTCCAACTGGTGATAGTAACAAACAAGCGACATTATCATTACAATATGATGCTATAAATGATAAGGTATCAGGATTAACTATAACCAATGCTGGTAAACTTTATGATAATTCTACACCACCCACAATAACAATTTCAGCCTTTGATTCTGTTGGTGGTTCAACTGCTACCGCCACAGCAACAATAGTTAATAATAGACTTTCAAGTGTTTTAATTACAGATTCTGGTAGTGGATATACAACATCACCAACTGTTACAATTTCAGCACCGACATTACCGTTAAGTGATTTTACTGCGACAGCGACAAGCACTGTAACCAATAACAGATTAAATTCTGTGTTGATTACTGACTCTGGAGATTTTTATTCTAGCGAACCGACTGTTACTATTTCTGCACCAACACTACCATCAAGCAATTTTACCGCGACTGCGAGTTTAGTGATAGTTGACAATGTGGTGTCTACTGTGACTATTACAGATTCTGGGGATTTTTACACCTCTCCACCTAGTGTGACTATTTCCGCACCAGAAAAAATAGCAAGTGACTTCACTGCTAGTGCATTACCAGTGATAACCAATGCGGTTTTATCATCTTTAACTATAACAGATTCTGGAAATTTTTATACAGATGCCCCAACAGTAACTATTTCAGCCCCAACCAAACTCGCGACTGATTTTACAGCCACTGCCGTTGCAAATATGAATCCAGTTGATAGTGATAATAGTATTTTATCTGTTACAATGACTAATGCTGGAAGATTTTATACAGAATTACCAACAGTAATTTTTGATAGTGCAACTGGAGATAGTAACCATTTTAGAGCGAATGGATTTTCTATTGTACACCCAACAAATAGAACAATAACAGGAATAACCATAACGGCTAGGGGAAAATATTATGATCCAAGTCTTGGCTCACCTGCAATTCATATCGCGGCACCAATTTTAGCAAAATATTCTGTTGGTGAAAAAATATCTCATCAATTAGCAACCACTAAACTTAGAGGTGAAATAACTAATTTTAATTCAGAAACTGGTGTAATGTCTTTAGTTCATGTGGGTGCTGATGATGGGAAATATCATACTTTTTCAATTGGATCAGACTCAGACATTGTTGGTGCTGATAATGGATTTAAAACAAAAATTTTGTCAGTAAAAGAAGTTAATAAAATTTCTTCAAATGAACAGAATGAAGAGTTTGCTGCTAATGTTAGTGGTACTACATTAGATTTCTTGGATTTTTCTGAAACTAATCCATTTGGTGATCCAGGAGACGAATAATGTTACAATATTTTTATCACGAACGAATTAGAAAATCAGTTGCAATATTTGGAACTATGTTTAATAACATCTATGTTCTAAGAAAAGATTCTTCTGGCAAAGTCATAAGTCAAGTGAAAGTTCCACTTTCATACGCACCTAAAGTAAAATATCTGGATAGGATTAGAGAGAATCCAACTCTTGAAAATGATACAAGAGTTGCTATTAAACTTCCTAGAATGTCCTTTGAGATAACATCATTCACGTACAATGCTGAACGTAAACTTCCTAAAATGAATGCGTATGATAAGAATTTATCTGTAACATCTAATACTAAAAGAAATAAATTTTTCAGCCCAGCCCCATATGATATTGCATTTCAATTGAATATCTATGCAAAGACACAAGATGATGCTCTGCAAATGGTAGAACAGATAATCCCATATTTTAATCCTCATTATACCATAACAATGAAACCTTTTGCAACATTAGCCTCTGATATAAAAGAAGATGTTCCTATTACTTTAACAAGCGTAAATTTTGCGGATGATTTTGAAGGATCATTAGAACAAAGAAGAACCATAATTTATACTTTAGATTTTACAATGCTGGCGAACTTTTATGGGCCTATTAATGATCATAGTATTATTAGAAAAACAACTACTGATGTTTATAACCAAATTTTAGGAGATTCTGCTGATCCTCAACTATCTCAATATACTATTGAACCAAATCCTTTAAATTTAGCACCACCACAAGGAGATAGTGATTTTGGATTTACTGAGACAATAAAAGAAAATTTTGATAGCGCATAGGGAAAAAAATGAGTGATTCAGATAATGAAAAAAATGATATTGAGTTTACAAGACAAACATATTACGATCTAATCAATAAAGGTCAAAATGCTTTAGATGAAATGACTTCAATAGCAAGTGCGTTAGAGCATCCTAGAGCCTTTGAAGTTGTTGCGGGTTTAATTAAAAATGTATCAGAAGTAAGTGATAAACTTATTGATCTTCATAAAAAGAAATATGAATTAAGTAGGATTGATCCTACATTGGAAGGTGGGACTACAAATAATTTGTTTGTGGGTTCAACTGTAGAACTACAGAGAATGCTTCAAGATATGAAAGAACCGAAAACTGTTGATATTAAAGATAATGCAAATATCATAGAATTTAATCCAAAGAACGACGATGACTGATCGTCAAGTAAACAATTCATATCTTGGAAATATGAACGTAAAACGTGATGGAGTAATCCAAGATTGGGATCAAGCAAGTGTCTTGGAATATCAAAAATGTATGAATGACCCAGCATATTTTGCTAAAACGTATTGTAAAATAATATCACTTGATAAAGGTCTTGTCAATTTTGATTTATATCCCTATCAAGAAAAAATGTTTAAGCAATTTACCGATAATAGATTTTCTATTGTTCTGGCGTGTCGGCAATCAGGTAAATCAATATCATCAGTAGCATATTTACTTTGGTTTGCTTTGTTTAACCCAGAACAAGTTATTGCAGTGATGGCAAATAAAGGCGCGACAGCAAGAGAAATGTTAGGAAGAGTAACTCTTATGTTAGAGAACCTACCTTTCTTTTTACAGCCAGGTTGTAAAGCACTGAATAAAGGTTCAATTGAATTTAGTAATAATTCTAGAATTGTGGCGGCGGCTACATCTGGTTCTTCTATTCGTGGTATGTCTGTAAATCTCCTATATCTTGACGAATTTGCGTTTGTTGAGAGGGCGAATGAGTTTTATACTTCAACATATCCTGTTGTTTCTGCTGGGGAAAATACTAAGGTTATCATCACTTCTACTGCAAACGGCATAGGTAATGTATTCCATAAAATTTGGGAAGGTGCTGTTCAAGAAGTAAATGAATATAAGCCTTTTCGCGTTGATTGGTTTGATGTTCCGGGTAGAGATGAGGAATGGAAAAATCAAACTATAGCAAACACTTCACAAGTACAATTTGACCAAGAATTTGGAAACACATTTATTGGTACTGGCAATACACTCATTGAAGTGGAGACATTACTCTCATTATCAGCAAGAATCCCTAAAAAAAGAATTGACAAGGACAGTGTTTTAATATATAATGAACCGATAGAAGGCCATACCTATACATGTATGGTAGATATTGCACAAGGTAGAGGTAGAGATTATTCAACCTTTAATATAATAGATGTTTCAAGTGACGTATTTGAACAAGTCGCAGTATATAGAAATAATCTAATATCACCATTACTATTTCCAAACATAATTTACAAATATGCCAAAGCATATAATATGGCAACTGTTGTGGTTGAATCTAATGATGCTGGCATGGTTGTAGCAAACGGATTATATCACGATCTAGAATATGAAAATATGTATGTAGAATCATTAGTGAAAGCAGATTCTATTGGTATTAAAATGAATAAAAAAGTAAAAAGAATGGGTTGTTCATCATTCAAAGACTTACTTGAAAATCAAAAAATACTTATACACGATGAAAATACTATTTTAGAAATATCTACATTTTCAGCAAAGGGAAATTCATGGGAAGCGAGTGATGGTAATCATGATGATCTAGTAATGAATTTTGTTCTTTTTGGTTATTTTGTAGGTACACTTCATTTTAATGAAATTACAGATATAGAAATTAAAGATTTATTATTTTCCCAAAGAATGGAAGAAATTGAGAATGATGTGCTTCCATTTGGATTTATAGATGATGGGAGAGAAGAAATTATTGTTGATCATGATGCAAGTAGATGGCATGTGCAAACAGAGTATGAAAGGTTCTAAAATATCGTTTATATAAATACAAGTAATTGAACATAACCGTATTATGAAGAACTTATTAATTTACTTGGAAAAGGAAAAGAGAAATGGCATTAACAGCACCCTCTGAATCTCCTGCAATCGTTGTAAAAGAAGTTGATTTAACTAGTGGAGTCCCAAACATACCTACATCTACAGGTGCTATGGTCGGGAACTTTTCTTGGGGTCCATGTGACATACCCACACTGGTTAGCAACGAAGCAACATTAGTCGGAACTTTTGGAAGTCCTGATACAGTTAATACTGTAGACTTCCACACAGCAGCATATTATCTTAGATATTCTAATGATCTATACGTTGTTAGAGATTACACATCAGTAGCAAAAAATGCTTCTGATACAAACGCAAGTAGTATACCACTTGTTACTAATAGAGATAACTTTGACAGTCAAATTGCGGCATTAGCAACAGCAACACATAACTTTATAGCAAAATATCCGGGAACATTAGGAAACAGTATATCAGTTTCTTTTTCTGGACAAGGTGATACAGGTTATGCTACTTGGCCGTATAAGTCATATTATGATGCAGCACCAGGAACATCAGATTTTGCAGCGGCAGCAGGTGCAACAAATGATGAAGCACATATTGCCGTTATAGATGAAGATGGAGCAATTAGTGGAACTGCTGGTACAGTTTTAGAAACATTCCCATTTGTGTCTATTGCACTAGGTGCAAAAACTTCAGACGGAACTTCAAACTATATTTTGAATGTTATAAACACTAGATCACAATATATTTGGATGGCAGGAATTGCAACAGCAACCTTCGGAACAAATGCTGGTAGTGCGCCAACAACTGGTTTAGATTTTGCGGCTGGTTTAGCCGTTGATGTTAATGTATCATTAGTTGGTGGGGTAAATTCAGCAGCACTTGGCACGGCAGATTTTGCAACAGGATTTGATAAATTTGAAGACCCAAATGCTTTGGCTATTGACTTTATGATTGCACCAGGTATGGCAACAGCAGCAGACCATGCAACTGTTGTGAATGATATGATTACAACTGCACAATCAATTCGTAAGGATTGTATGGTACTTGCATCACCAAATCGTGCAGCAGTAGTTGGGCAAACAACTTCAGCGGCGGCGGTCACGGCAATTTCAAGCGCAATGACTTCTAATGGATTTACAAGAAGTTCTTATCTTGCTGTTGATAACAACTATCTAAAAGTTTACGACAAATATAATGATCAATACATTTTTATTCCAGCAGCATCTTCTACAGCAGGTATTATGGCGGCAACAGACAATAATTTTGCTCCATGGTTCTCACCAGCAGGTACACGTAGAGGTCAATATTTTGGTGTAACTAGTTTGGCGTATTCGCCAAATAAATCAGAGAGAGATACGCTGTATAAAGCAGGTATCAACCCAATCGCTAATATTCCGGGCCAAGGCGTATTGCTTTATGGTGATAAAACTCACTTAGCAAGACCATCCGCATTTGATCGGATTAATGTTCGCAGGTTGTTCCTTGTTCTTGAGAGAGCAATTTCAGCAGCGGCACAAAACATTCTGTTTGAATTTAACGATGAGTTTACAAGGGCAGAATTTGTAAATATCGTTGAACCTCTACTCAGAGATGTGAAAGGTAGAAGGGGAATTACCGATTTCAAATTGGTTTGTGATGAAACTAATAACACACCGTTAATTATAGATTCAAATCAATTTATCGCTTCCCTATTCATCAAACCTGCAAGGTCTATTAACTTCATCACTCTTAACTTTGTTGCTGTACGCACTGGAGTTTCGTTTGAAGAAGTTGTTGGCACTTCTGGCGTATAAGATAGCATAGGAGATAAAAAATGGCGATTTTAGGCGTAGACGATTTTAAAGCAAAATTAAAAGGGGGTGGCGCAAGAGCAAACCTTTTTAAAGCAACCATTAACTTTCCAGGATATGCAGCAGGTAATGTTGAACTTACATCTTTTATGTGTAGGGCAGCACAACTTCCAGCATCAACACTGAATGCAATTGAAGTTCCCTTCAGAGGTAGACAGTTAAAAATTGCTGGAGATAGGACATTTGAAACTTGGACCACAACAATCATTAACGATACAGATTTTGGTACAAGAGATGCCCTAGAGCGTTGGATGAATGGTATTAATTCTCATACCACCAACATTGGATTTACCAATCCTCAAACTTATCAAGCAGACCTTTTGGTTGATCAACTTGATAAGGATGAAAGTGTTCTGAAAAGATATATTTTCAGAGGTTGTTTTCCAACTAATATTTCTTCAATTGAATTATCTTATGATACTCAAGATGCTATTGAAGAATTTACTTGCGAGTTCCAAGTACAATATTGGGAAAGTAATACCACAAGTTAACGTATAAATACTTGTGAAAAGTGGGGGGATTCGTTCCCCCACTCAATATAAATTATAGGAATGTTTCATGGCAGAAAATACGGTTTCTCTCTTTGGTTTTGAAATAAAACGAAAGAAGCAAGGTGATAAAGATTCGGAACGAATTAAAAGTGTAGTTGCGCCACAAAATGATGATGGTGCTGGATATATTACTGCATCTGGAAGTCATTTTGGTCAGTATGTGGACATTGATGGTGACAACACCAAAGATAATATCGCAATGATTAACAAATATCGTGGAATTTCTATTCATCCAGAAGTTGATATGGCGATAGAAGATATTGTAAATGAAGCGATTGTAAATAATTCAGATGAAAGTACTTTATCCTTAAATACCGATGATATAGAAGCACCAGATAATATTAAAAAAATTGTTCAAGAGGAATTTGGAAATGTTCTTTCAATGTTTGATGCATCTGAACATGCTCATGATTTATTTAAAAGATGGTACATTGATGGTAGAATTTATCATCACATTTTAGTTGATGAAAAAAATGAAAAAGCGGGTATTCAAGAATTAAGATTTATTGATGCTACCAAAATAAGAAAAATTAAAGAAGTCAAAACTAAAAAAGACGCTAATACAAATGCAGATATTATTGAATCAATTAATGAGTATTTCATATATACCGAAAAACCAGGAAAAACATCAGCGGGTCAAATACAGAATAAAGGTGTAAAATTTACACTAGATTCAATTAATTATGTAACAAGTGGTCTTTTAGACGAATCTAGAAAAAAGGTTGTTTCTCATTTACATAAGTGCATTAAGCCTGTAAATCAATTAAGAATGATGGAAGACTCTCTAGTAATTTACAGATTGAGTCGCGCACCAGAACGTAGAATTTTCTATGTTGATGTTGGTAACTTACCAAAAGGTAAAGCAGAAGAATACATGAAAAATATTATGACCAAATATCGTAACAAATTGGTTTACGATGCTGGTACTGGAGAATTGCGTGATGATCGTAAGCATATGTCAATGCTAGAAGATTTTTGGTTGCCGCGCAGAGAAGGTGGTAGAGGAACTGAAGTAACAACACTTCCAGGTGGTGATAACTTAGGTCAGATTGATGATATCATATATTTTCAAAAACGGTTATACCGTTCATTAAATGTTCCACTGAATAGACTAGAACAAGAATCACAATTTTCCCTTGGTAGAAACAACGAAATTACAAGAGAAGAAGTAAAGTTTAGTAAATTTATAGACCGTCTTCGCAAAAAATTTAGTATGATTTTTTTACAAGTTTTGAAAAAACAATTAGTTCTTAAAAAAATTATAACTGAAGCCGATTGGGATGTTTGGAAAACTAGTATTAGAGTTGATTATGCAAGAGATAATTATTTTTCTGAGTTGAAAGATGCAGAAATATTAAGAGAAAGATTGCAGACGCTTGATATAATGACTCAGTATGTTGGCGACTATTTCTCTAAAGAATGGGTATTTAAAAATGTGTTAAAATATTCAGAAGAGGATATTAAAGACTTGAAATCTCAAGTAGAGGATGAAATAAAAAGCGGAGAAATAGCAGACCCCGCTGATGCTGAAGAAGAGTAAGTATGAAAAATGATATTCTAAAGTATATAATACATCCACAAGGAATTACTGGAACATTAGATTTAAGAGATAATGCTGAGATAGAGTTTCCTTTTAACACAATAAGTGTTACTATAGGAATAGATTTAGATCAAACTTTTGAGCAGAATAGGGCTTGGAAACCTGTCACTATTGATGGAGTTGATGTTAGTTCTGATTACCCATATTTTAGACCCAATAATTACGTTTGGGAATATACTTCAACAATACCCACAGACCCAATATTCTCTGATGTTGTAATACAAACGTATTCTTCCTCAAATGAAAATACTGCTAAAAATGATATGTGGTCTGATATCAATCAACCAACATATCAAGGAATAAAATTAAAATTAAAAATAGCACCGTCTGATATTATTTTAGGATCAAATTCTGGTGTGGTCATATCATCTGGATCAGAAGATTCATCTACTGGATTAACAGATTCATCTAAATCAAATAGTGTGTTTAGTGGTCTTGTCGCGGATAGTGGTAGATTTAATGATCTTTATGCTGACAGTGCATATTTTAAATATCTCAGGGCAGACAGTGCCGATATAAAATGGTTAAGGGCTGATAGTGTTGATATTATCTCTCTTAGGGCTGATAGTGGATATATAAAACAATTAACCTCAGATAGTGGATATTTTAAATATCTTAGGGCAGATAGTGGATATATTTCTCAATTTAGATCAGATAGCGCAAAAATATCATTCTTGAATGTTCCAAAACTAAGTGGTGATAGTGCAAGTATTCAATCAGAACTTAGAGTGGGCAGGTATGTTTTTGACGCTGGTGAATGGGATAGTAATGATTTATTAACAGATATTAATGCACTTGCTAAAGATGACTTTGGTGGCATTTATTATACTCAACCAGATTCTATAAGTGGTATTAGAGAAAAATTTGCACATGTAAAGTATGACCAGATAGATAAAAAATGGCAATTTTTTCCGAATTTAAATATCTCTGATCTGGATAGTTCTGGTGTCGTTGATAGCGAAAATGCAGTTTCAAAATCATCCAATATGCCTTTTGGGGAAGGTGAGAACGGACAATTTCTTTTCTATGATAAATTTCAAAAAAAGTACGATTGGGATTATATTGTAACAAGTGGTAAATTTGTATTTGATAGTGATCAATTATCAAATGCTCTAAAAAATATTCCTGCTGATCTTGGATCAGATTCGGATAAAGCAGAAAGTTTAAAACAATATTTTGATTATAAGTTTTATAGTCATGGTGATGAGAAATTTATTGAAAGTGGTGGAAATTTAATATTAGTACAGTCTAATATTGATAACCTTAATTCATTTAACAACCACGACAAAATAAAATCTGCGAGGGTGAATAACCAAAATACATACGTGTATTTAGATTCCAATAATCATACATTTAATACTACTAATTTGGATTCTGATAGACTCAATATAACATCTAAAATACAAAAAATTAATAAATCTATTAATGGAGTTTATTCAAATAGTCCTTCACAATCCTATACATTGCAAGCAACATTTAGTGCTGTTGATAGTGAAAAACAAACTGGTGCTATGGGTATATTAGTTGGATTAATAAAATCTGGTTTAGATGAAAAAACATTAACTGTATTAAGAAGCACTAGACAAGACGGTATGTTTGATTCTGATATAGATATGGTAAAAACTCGCGATGACTACCCATTTAATTTTGAATTAGTATATAATGCTGGTCAAGCAGATGAAACTGTAATTAATATGGGTAGAATAGTTGAAGCACCACCAATTAATACTGATGCATCATGGGATTCTAGTGGTCATGTTGTAATTAAGGTTCAAAAAAGAGACTATAGTTTAGTAATAGAAACGAGTCAGTTTGGAGACTCTTCAATTGATCCTCTGACAACGAAAAGAATTGATCTTTATGATAACTTAGGAATTCCCTCAGAAGTAGATTATCTTGATTTAAGAGAATTTGGAAATCCTGTTCATTATGGATTTGCGTTTGATAAAATTTCAAATGCAACAGTGAAAGATATATTATTCTCTGAAGGCGTAGAAGGTTTGAATCAGACTGATGCAAACACTGTTGTAGACTTACAAAATAAAACAGCATACATATATTTTGATAGTGATAAAGCATTAGATTTTGGGGTTTCCAAAGGATATCATCAGACTGATAGTGATGGTTTTGGTGGGCCTATTGTTGGCGGCGATATAATTACTGGTAGACTTTATCATAATCCAGAATTAGGTGCTACTTGGTATCAAGACCCATATTCAACATTTCAAATAGGGCAAGTACAAAGTAAGGCCCAGCAGAAACTCTTAGATGGCGTTAAATTATTCATAGCAGGTGGTTATGATGGAGATAAACGCAGAACAATAGAAAAAGATGATCTTGGGTTAGAAGGCATTGATAATAGTTTTATAAAAAATGAAAAAGGTATAACACTCACAGTTTTTACAGATATTGGTGATTTAGTCTCAACTACAAATTATGATATAGATGCAACGGTTGATACTAGTGGGGTTGTTGCTCAACAAATGGCAACAGATTTAACTGCTTTGAGAAATGGTGGAACTAATAATATTTGTGTAATTACATCTTTTGGTAATTGGAAATATACCGATTCATTTTTAATAGCAGAATTAAAAGAACATGGTTTAGTAAAATTATCAGCGGCTGGTACGGCAGCAATAGGAAATTATCAATATGCTGCTATTTTTCAACTCGGATCAAAAAGTAAAGTTTATGAAGTTGCTGAGTTTGCGGATTCAATAAATCAGGCAATGATAAGAGTTTTCATATTAAACAAAACCTTTTTCTTAATTGGTGGAGAAACTAATAGTAATAGCGCACTGACTAATTTTAGAGGAACTATTATTGCAGAAACTACTGGAGCCAACGATTTAAAATTAAGTGGTGGTGTTATTGCTACCACACCATCAACATTTAACAGTACTGTAAATGTTGCTGCTGGTGCTACAAACGGTATTCATTTTCCAGATGAAGCATTTGCTTCTGATGCTGATGACCAAGCAAGAATATATTTGATTGATAGTCCAAACGCATCTGGGAATCAAATTTTAACAATAGAAGTAAAAAATGACAATACCGATTTAATCAACCTTAGTACTCCAGAGTCTGATGGTAATGGAAAGGGTATGAAAGGGTTACGTCATAATATGAAATCAATATTCTCTGAGGGATATTTAGATATTTCATACGATGACAGTCCTAGTTTGGGTGGAAATTTAAATATCAAAGAGTATAAAATATTTAGTAAGCCTTCAGATGATGAGTGGGAAGGAGATAAACCAACATTTGAGTTTGATTACGATGAAGCAGCAGATGATACAAATAGTACCTTATTATCTAGTTATAATTCAATATATAACTTTTTAGATATTACTAATAACTCAACTGGAAAATATTTTGGAATTTGGAATAATAAAAATCCATATAGTGATACCGTAAATTCTGGAAATTCAATCTTTAGAGTAGATGAGAATGGGGATGTTAATGTAACTGGAGTATTTAATACAGTTACTACAGATGGACTTACGGAAGGATCAACAAACCTTTACCACAGAGATAGTAGAGCAATTATTGCTGTACAAAATAAAATATCTGTAACTACTGTATCAGCGGCTGGTGGGGGTGCATTATCGTGGACACCTTCACCAGATGCTGTTCAAGATGGTATTCTTAATTTTACGCCAGCACTTTCTCATAGCGTCACTACTAGTGATCCTGATGGAAGCACATCTACTTTAGCATATGATGCTTCAACTGGAGCATTTACATTTAAATCTGCAAAAATATCAGATATTGTAGATTCAACACTTGAAAATATTAGTGTGGCAAATGCAACTCCTAGTGGAAATGCAAGTTCTCTTGCATATAATAGTGGTACTGGAATTATTACTCTAACACCAGCGGATATTCCAACAACAGCAAAAACATCTATTTCTGTAACTAATGACGCAAGTAATAGAGAAGCAGGTGGCGAAATAAGTTATGCTGAAGGTACTGGTGTAATAACATTTAAAAAGGATTATCTCTTATCAGTCACTAATGCAACACCATCTGGTACAGGAAGTCTTGCTTATAATGGAACTGGTAGTTTTACTTTCACACCACCTTCTGCTGGTAATGGGTTAACTGTAACGACAAGTGCGGCACAATCTAGAGTACCAGCGGCATTATCACATTCAAATGGAACATTTACATTTAGACCAGCGGAACTATTTCCACCAATATCAATCATAGATACACCATCTATACCATCTCATGGTGAAGGAAGTTTAGCATATGATTCCGCAACTGGTGTTTTAACGCATCTTAGAGCGGCGACAGTAAATCTTTTAAATTTTAGAGGAACTACAGATTCTGATAATGCTGAGTTTGGAAAAGTAGGTACAATTAGTTTTAGTTCTGATTCTAATTATGGAATTGGTACTTTTAAATTAACTCCTGGATATTTTGCTACCAATATAGATTCGTGTCTGGACACTACTTTAACTATACCACATGCTGGGGAAACCATGGGCCAAGTTTCGGCAGCAGTTGTTGCTACGAAACCTTCTGTGATGATGTTGGATAGTAGTGCTGCTATAAAGTTTTCAAATAGAAGAATAAGTTTAGGTGATTTAGTTAATGTGGCAGATAGTGCTAATGCCGCTCTTGGTTTTGTATTAACAAAAACACATCAAGGGTATGCAGATGCTACACCACACGGTTCTAATTTTGAATTTAAAGCACTACCTTCTTCAATAGGATTAACAGATTTAAGTGTTACTGGCCTTACTAGTGCAGATGATGTTAATGGAAATATTGTTTATGACAATACTAATGGAGAATTTTCTTTTAAACCACCATTTTTTATTGGTAGAGTTACAGGCGGTAATGGTGGGACTACTACACCAGATGCACATAATGGAATTGTGACTTTTGCTGCTGATGGCTCAAGTGGTTTAACTGTATCAGCAAGTGGACAAACAGTAACAATTGATGCTTCAAGTGTAGGTGGGTTCTCTGTTGACAATAACGCAAATAATAGAATCGTCACTGCAACTGGTAGTGGCGGTAACGCTGAAGCAAATGCTACTTTTGATGGTTCAACATTAGCGATTGCTGGTGCAATCACTGCAACTGGAAATATTAGTGCAGAAGGGAATGTTATTGCTGCTGCATCATCAGATTTAAGACTTAAAGACAATTTGGAAAAAATTGATAATGCTCTTGAAAAAGTTAGCAGATTAAATGGATATACATTTACTTGGAATGAAAAAGCAGATAAAATTTTCTCATCTAAAAATGATGTAGGTGTTGTAGCACAAGAAGTTGAAGAAGTTCTACCAGAGATTGTTATAGATAGGGCAGATGGTTATAAGGCCGTTTATTATGAAAAATTAGTTCCTTTATTGATTGAATCAATCAAAGAGTTAAAGGAGAGAATTGAAGAACTGGAGAAAAGATAATGGTAAAGTTGAGGATGGTTAATTTATTTGATGCAAATGATCCAGGTCTCAGTTTAGATTCTATAGACGAAGTTTTTCCTTCTGGTAGTTCGGTAAACCACACCTTAACTGATTATTATAGAGGTGGAAGTTATGTCTCAGCAAATGAATCAATTTTAATTCCAACAAGCGGTGAGATATCAATACTAGATTTTCAAGGTGCTGGTGATGGAATAGCAGAACCATTTAGAACACATTGGGGTGCAATAGTCACTGGACAATCTGGGGAAAACATTAGTGCAACTGTTTCATATGATATAACTCCACCAGCGCATTTCGCTGGAAAACATTTTGGATGTATTATTGTTGCTGGCGGTGGGGGTGCTGGAATTGCGCCGGGCGGCGGCGGTGGCGGTGGATCAGTAGTTTATATACCAAAAGGAATTCCATTTAATGCTGGAGATCAATGGAAATTTGAGGTTGGTGCAGGAGGTGCAGGAGGATCAACAGGTGATGGTGCAATTGGTGGTTCAACAAAATTAAAGGTAAAACCAAGTGGTGGAAGTTCTTATGAGGTTTTTGTGCAAGCCAATGGCGGTAAAAGTGGTGATGGTCTAACAAATAATTCTGGCATCGCTGGGGATGGCGGCATTGTTGAATTGTTTAACACGACACACAAGAGAAGTCAAAATAGTATATTCAATGATTATCCAGATAATGATGATATTCAAACTTCAACAGGCGGTGATGGTGGTATTATAGTCGCGTTTGCTGGCGGTGATCACGGCGGCGGGGGTGGTGGAGTAGGTGCATTTAATTATATATTTGGTCCATGGTCAAGTGGAACAGTTTTAGACCCTGTTGGTGGAAAAGGTTTTGGGGCAAGTGGTCAAACTCCTTCTAATGGAAATGGTGGTACTGGAGTTCTTGCTGCTGGTGGTGGGGCAAGAGGTCCAGTAGTATCACCATCAAGTGCAAGTAGTACTAATTTTCAAAGAAATTCTGGTGGAGGTATTTTTGATTCTTCCTACGATATGGCAACAAAGTATACAATGGATAGAGGTATGATTACAGGTGTTGCAGAAACTGGGTTTCAAGACGCCCAAGGTATTCCTTTTGGAACATCTAGCACTGTAACAACTGGAAACATATCAATGAAAAAGAATGTTTTTGTCGGTAATTCAAATACAAAAAATACACGAAATTCTTACTTTAAACTTACAAACACTAATAAAACTGATGGTGCTAAAGATGGTGGTGAAGGTTCTCACTCAAAGGCAGGTGGTCATGGGATTTATGGTGGAAAAGATGGAAATGCAAGAGAAACAGGAACTACTAGTGATGGTGGTTCTGGATCACATGGTAGAATATATAACCCTAAAAACTGGGGTGGTGGTGGCGGTGGTGCTGCTGCATTTGATGGAAGTACAGGAGCATGGGGAGTTTGCGGTGGTCCTGGAATTGCTATGATATTCGGCTCAACACCTTCAGTAGATAGTGCGTTTTTAACGGCAGAAGGAACAGAATTGATTATACCACATATATTTCCCACAGCAGATGGGTATTTTGATAGTGATGGATGGCATTAATTTGAAAAAACTATTTTGTATAAATAACAGTATAATAAGGAGATATTGAAATGGAAGATGACAATTTTGAAGTAGAGAATGAGACTAATGATACTATGGAAGATGACCATATTAATAGTGATTTTGAAGCAGAGATAGAAGATGAGGATATTAATAGTGATTTTGAAGCAGAGATGGAAGATGAGGATTTTGAAGTAAGAGATGAAACTTCTGATATGATTGACGCTATCTATGATGGTAACCTTAGAGTTGCTGGTGAAGTTTTTAGCGATATGCTTGGGGATAAAATCAAATCTGCTTTGGATGTAGAAAGAATTTCCATGGGCCAAAAAATGTTCGCAAATGCATCATCTGAAGAATAAATTTATATAAATACACTATAGATTAATAAAAAAGAGTTATAATTTAATGAAAACTTTTAAAGAATTAAAAGAAAACCTACTAATTGAAAAATCTATGAAAATAGATGGTGCTAAAGTTGATATTAAAAAAGTAGGAAAAGAATTTAAAGTTGAGATTGATGGTGAGCATCTGGATAATTATAGTTCAGAAAAAGAAGCGATCACCATGGCAAAAGAATTCATTAAGCAATATAAAGGATAAGACATGAAACTAATTGCTGAGTACTGTGACGGTGCATTAGATTTAATCACTGAAGCAAAAGAAAATGGTGAAAAGTCTTATCAAATAGAAGGCGTTTTTGCACAAGCAGAGGCGAAGAATAGAAATGGTCGTATGTATCCAAAGCCTATTATGGAAAATGCGATCAACAAATATGTAAAAGAACAAGTTAAAACTGGACGCGCTGTAGGTGAGTTAAATCATCCAGACGGTCCAACTGTTAACTTGGACAAGGTATCCCATCGTATTACTGACCTCAAGTTTGAGGGAAATGATGTGATGGGTAAAGCACTTATATTAGATACTCCAATGGGTAAAGTTGTAAAAGGTTTACTTGATGGTGGGTGTCAACTGGGTGTTTCGACTCGTGGTATGGGAAGTCTTGAGAAACGTAATGGAATAATGGAGGTTAAGGATGATTTTATTCTTAACACCGTTGACATTGTTCAAGACCCAAGCGCACCTAACGCTTTTGTTAATGGTATAATGGAAGGTGTAGACTGGGTATGGGATAATGGAATGATTAAACCTCAAGAAATTGAAAAAATAGAGACTGAAATAAAAAGAACTCCATCAAAAGGTTTGCAAGAAGCGCAAATTCGTGGGTTTGAAAATTTCCTCTCGTTGCTGAAATAAAAAGGAGTCAAGTATGACTGATCAAACACAAGACCAGGAACTTGAGGTCCATGATGACAACGAAATTGTGGAATCTCACGAAGAAGTAACTGAAGCATCACTTTCAGATGATCCAGAAGGTGCGGAAGATAATTCTGTACAATCTGTTCAGAAAGCGGCTCAAGTTACTAAAAAAGCATCTCCACCTAAAACTAAGGCGGGTATGGTTAATGCTATGACTGATAAAATGAATGGTATGAAAACCAAGACTGAAATCAAAGCAGCATATGAAAAAATGATGGGTGAAGAAATTGAAGTAGATATGGAAGAAGAAACAATGGTAGAAGATACTTCTACTGCTGATTTGGAAGTCCTTATTTCTACTGATGAATCTCTATCAGAAGACTTTAAAGCAAAAGCAAGTACAATTTTTGAGGCAGCACTTACTACAAGAGTTGCAACTAGAGTTCAAGAATTGGATGAGGCATTTGGTGAAAAAGTCACATCTCTGGAAGAGCAATACGCTACAGAGACTGAAGAAGCAATCAATGAAGCAAAGGGTGACCTTGTAGACAAGATTGATTCTTATTTAAACTACGTTGTTGAACAATGGATGGAAGAAAACCGCATTGCTGTAGAGCAAGGTATTCGCACGGAAATCGCTGAAGGCTTCATGGGTAAGTTGAAAGACTTGTTCACGGAATCTTACATTGAAGTTCCAGAAACCAAAGTTGACTTAGTAGACCAACTCGCTGAAGAAGTTCTAGAATTAGAAGAACTTTTGAATAAGCAAACCCAAACCAATGTTGATATGAACGAAACAATTTCTAATTTGAAGCGTTCTGCTATTATTGTAGAAGCATCATATGATCTTGCTAGTACTGAAGCATCAAAATTGGAAAAACTGGTTGAAGGCGTAGAATTTGAAAATGAAGATAATTTCAAATTTAAAGTTGACACCATCAAAGAGTCTTACTTCAATGGAAAACCAGCAGTTTCACCTGCTGCAATCGTAGAAGAAACACTTACAGAAGAAACCCAAGAAGATACGGATGTAGATGTAAACGTATCAGATAGCATGGCTAAGTATGTCGCTGCTATTAAAGCAAGTAACTAAGGAGTATCCATTATGGAAATGAACTACAATCAATTGATTGAAAAGTGGGCCCCGGTTCTCAATGAAGAATCTGCTGGTTCCATCCAAGACAAGCACCGCAAAGCAGTTACTGCTGTTGTGCTTGAAAACCAAGAAATTGCTTTGCGTGAGCAAGCAACACAACAAGGTGGTTTCGGTCAACTGACAGAAGCAGCACCAGCAAACAACACTGGTAATGTTGCTAACTGGAACCCTGTACTTATTTCGTTGGTTCGCCGCGCAATGCCAAACATGATGGCATATGACGTATGTGGTGTTCAGCCAATGACAGGTCCAACTGGTCTGATTTTCGCAATGAAATCAACCTATGAAACAACTCGCGGTGGCGCGACTGCTGACAATGAAGCACTCTTTAGCGAAGCGGTAACTGCTTTCTCTGGAGATTCTGCTGCAAGCATGGTAAACGATGGTTCTGGTCTTTCTGGTGTAGGAGATTCAGCATCAGGTGACTCGTCTATTGACAATAACCGTAATGATCCTGCTGTTGGTACAACTGGAATGACTCTCGCCAATGGCGAACTTCTGGGTACAACTGGCGCAAGCGCATTTGCTGAAATGGGTTTCACCATTGAAAAAGCAACTGTATCTGCCAAAACACGCGCACTGAAAGCGGAATATTCGCTTGAACTCGCACAGGATTTGAAAGCAATTCATGGTCTGGACGCTGAAAGCGAACTCGCCAACATTCTTTCAACTGAAATCCTTGCGGAAATCAACCGCGAAGTAATTCGTACCATTAACTCACAAGCAAAAACTGGTGCATCCACTGGTAACACCTTGTTGAATGGTATTTTTGATCTTCAAACAGATGCTGATGGTCGTTGGAGCGTTGAGAAGTTTAAAGGTCTCATGGTTCAAATTGAGCGTGAAGCCAATAACATTGCCAAAGAAACTCGTAGAGGTCGCGGTAACTTCATCATCACATCTAGTGATGTTGCATCGTGCTTGGCAGCAACTGGTATGTTGGATTATGCTCCAGCAATGTCAACCAACTTGAATGTTGATGACACTGGTAACACATTTGCTGGTGTTCTTAACGGACGCACAAAAGTATATGTTGACCCATATGCCACTATTGACTACATCACTGTAGGTTACAAAGGTACAAATGCATATGATGCTGGTATCTTCTATTGCCCATATGTACCTCTCACAATGGTTCGCGCCGTTGGTGAGAATGATTTCCAGCCAAAAATCGGTTTCAAAACCCGTTATGGTATGGTATCAAATCCATTTGTTGGTGGCACACCAGCAAACGGTCTTGCAACAAAGCAAACAAACCAGTACTACAGAATCTTCAGAGTGGACAACATTCTGGGTGCATAGTATTGCACAAGAAGGGCGAAACAACTAATGATTTCGCCCTCTATAAAACTTTTAAAACAGTGCTTCGGCACTGTTTTTTTTATGATAATTAGGAAGAAAAACCTACCTTGACAGTTTTTCCATTATGGGGAGAAACATTCAAAGCCATTTCCTTTTGAAAATCACGATAGTCTTTATCATCATCTTCCATACTCTCTAACCATTCATCAACATTTGTATTTGAAGAAGGATACTCTTTCCAACCCAAAGTGTTTTCACAAAATGCAGCCATTACAAAAGCAACAGCATCTTGCTCACGTTCAACGTCAGAAACAATATAGGTATTTCCACCTTTGAACTTCCAATAGGCATTTCCACTTGAGAATTTTCCATCCTCTTCATGTGAGCCATAATTTTCCAGAACTTGTGTGTGAACTACAAAAGTCATATGATTCTCTCTTTCTATTGATTACAATTATAATTACTATAAGTTTATGGGTATGTCAAGTATAAATACAGATATAAACGGATATAATTGGATATAATCGGATGGCAACAGTTACCACAAATATGAACTATCTTCAGCCTACTAATTTTAAGGTAGTTATAAATCACAAAACTTTTGGGAACCTTGAGTTTTTTGCTCAAAGGATTATCCATCCAGGAGTAAGTGTTCAAGCAGCAAATGTTCCATACAAAAGAATTTCAAGTATTTCAATTCCCGGTGATACGCTTACTTTTGAAGATTTGGCAATGGATATTTTAGTTGATGAAAATATGCAAACTTATATTGAAGTTTTTAACTTATTGAGTTCTTTGGTTGAAACCAAATATAAATCGCCTATTACTAAAGCAGTAACTGCCAGTATAACACAAGAATTAGACATAACTTTAACCATAACTAGTAGTCACAATAATGTTGTAAGAACAATTAGATATATTGATTGTGTTCCCACTAGCATTGGTACAGTTTTGATGGAAGCGACTTCTGAAACATCGCCTGTAATTACCTTTCCAGTAAACTTTAAGATCGGATATTACGAGATAAAATAGACCTATATATTGTTAATACATTATGGAGAATATGATTGCTTAACCTTGAAGAAATACTTGAACATTGGTCAAACGACTGTAATATTGATGAACATAATCTAGATAAATCTAGTGTGGACATTGCAAAACTACATGCAAAATATTTACAATTACTTTCTGTATATAAACTTCAAAAGAAAAAGTCTGAGATGAATCAAAAAATTCTTCTCAAGGATAAGTGGTTATATTATAATGGTAAGATGACTGAACAGCAAATCATTGAAAAGAATTGGGAGTTTGACCCATTTGATGGTATGAAAATTATGAAGGGTGATATGAACCATTATTACGATTCTGATCCAGATATTCAGAAAAGTGAAGAAAAAATAATCTATTATAAAACATTGATTGAAACCCTACAAGAAATTGTAGAGACTTTGCGCTGGCGGCATCAAACAATTAGTAATATAATCAAATGGAAGGTATATCAAAGCGGTGGATAAGATAGTAGTGCAGAAGAAGAATGAATGCTCTCTTCTGTTAGGTTGTGACAATGGTATCATTCAAGAACTAAATGAATATTTTTCATTTTTTGTTCCAGGATATAAGTACATGCCAAAATATAAATCAAAGATGTGGGATGGTAAGATAAAGATATTTAATGCTTTATCTCATGAATTGCCAGCAGGTTTGTTACATCAACTTAAAATATTCTCTAAGGAAAGAGGGTATGAATTAGACTATGAAGATGGTGAGTATGGACCACCAGAAGTTTTTAATAAAATAAACCCTAAAGAAATTATGAATTTTATTGAAGGTTTGAATTTAAGGAGTCGTGGTGAACCGATATCTATAAGAAGTTATCAATTTGATGCTGTGTGTTCTGCTATAAGAGAAAGAAGGTCTCTTTTACTATCACCAACTGGATCAGGTAAATCTTTAATTATCTATGTACTCATGCGTTGGTACATGGAAAATCATCACGATAATGTTTTGGTTATTGTTCCAACCACTTCACTTGTTCAGCAGATGTTTGCAGATTTTAGTGATTATTCATCACACGATGATAGTGTTAATATAGAAAATGATTGTCATTTTATTTATTCTGGTCAAGCAAAAAATGGAATAAAAGAAAGAATAATTATATCAACATGGCAGTCAATTTATAAGTTACCTGCAACATGGTTTTCTAATTTTGGTGTAATTTTTGGGGATGAGTGTCATGGTTTTAAATCAAAATCTTTAACATCTATTATGAATAAGAGTAGAAATACTGGATACAGATTTGGAACTACTGGAACTTTAGATGGGACTGAAACACATAAATTAGTATTAGAGGGATTGTTTGGTAAGGTAATAAAGGTAACCACTACAAAAAAATTGCAAGACGATTCAACATTAGCACCCCTTGAAATATATTTATTGAAATTAGAATATGATGAGGCTGATTGTTTTCAAAACGTAGGTAACACCTATGCCCAAGAAATTAATTGGATTGTTCTAAATGAAAAAAGAAATAAATTTATTCGCAATTTAGCATTAGATATGAATGGTAATACTTTAGTATTATTTCAATTTGTGGAAAAACATGGTAAGGTACTTTATGATCTGATTTGTGATAAAAAGGAAGATAAAAGAAAAGTATTTTTTGTTTCTGGTGCTACAGAAGCAACAGACAGAGAAGCGATTAGAAAAATTGTAGAAAGTCAAAAAGACTCAATCATCGTCGCATCTCTAGGAACCTTTAGTACTGGTATAAATATTAGGAACTTACATAACATAGTATTTGCTTCTCCGAGTAAATCCCAAATTAGAGTATTACAAAGTGTTGGGAGAGGACTGAGAAAAAGTGATGATGGAAGAATTACTAAATTATATGATATCGTAGATGATTTGAGACACAAAAAGAAATTAAATTATGCTTTACTTCATGGGGAAGAACGATTGAAAATATATAAAAAAGAACAATTCAATTTTAAAAGGTATGAGGTCCGATTATGAGTTATAAAGAACTTAAAGATTTTGATAAAGTAAAACAGATAAAGATTTCTTCTGGTGATGAAATTTTATGTGAAATAATGGATATTACGGATGAAGAACTTATAGTTCGTCACGCCCTTCAAATCTGTAAAATTGAAGTTGATGCCAGTAGAAGTTATGGTATGTTAAAACCTTGGATTTCGTTTCAAGAGCAAACACAAGAATTAGTATCATTAAACGACATGCATATTGTTGCTATTGCTACACCTAGTGAAGATTTAATAGTTCAATTTGGTAACGCCATTAAAGGTAATAATAGCGATGAAGATTTTGATGTTGATACTTGGATGGATAGATTGTATAATAAAAAAGAAAGTTTAGAAGTTAATTTTAGTGAGATGCTTGATAGTGATGAAAATATCATCAGTTTTCCATCTGGATACAAACATTGATTCCCCCCCATAAAGGATACTCCTTATTATACACATAACTTATGATTCTGTCAACCCCTAAAATAAAATAATTATGCTTTACATTACCGTCTATTTGTGGTAGAATGGTAGAAATATTAAGGAGTGAATTTGATGCCAAAAGCAAAGTCTAAAAGTACGCATTATGTAGATAACAAAGAATTTTCCGCTAAAATAGTAGAATATGTTAAAACTATAAATGAAGCAAGAGATAATAATGAAGAATTGCCTGTAGTTCCAAATTATTTAGCATTATGTTTTTTAAGAATTGCTGAAAATCTTTCTCACAAATCTAATTTTATTAGGTATACCTATCGTGAAGAAATGGTTATGGACGCAGTAGAGAATTGTTTAAAGGCAGTAGAAAATTATAATATTAATGCTGCTACTAGAAGTGGTAAACCAAACGCCTTTGCTTATTTCACTCAAATTATTTGGTATGCATTTCTAAGAAGAATTGCCAAAGAGAAAAAACAACAAGATATTAAAGAAAAATATATGTCCCAATCTGGCATAGAAGCATTCCTTGTGACTGAAACTGGTGAAGCATCAACTGGCGTTGCGACACACTTCATTGACGTTCTCAAAGACCGAATTGACAAAGTAAAAGAATACGACACAGAAATAAAAGAATTTGGTAAGGTTGAAAGGCAACAAAGAAAAAAAAGAACAGTTAATGTTGATTCCGATTTGAAAGACTTTTTAGAATGAAATTATTAATACTGAACGATACACATACAGGTATAAGAAATGCCTCTGATATTTTTTTAGATAATGCTGCAAAATTTTATAAAGAAATTTTATTTCCGCATTGTGACGATCATAATATCAAGCAGATATTACACTTGGGTGATTATTATGATCATCGTAAGTTTATAAATTTTAAGGCACTGACACACAATCGCAAGAGTTTTCTAAATCCTATGCGAGAGCGTGGCATGACTATGGATATTATTCCGGGTAATCACGACACATATTTCAAGAACACCAATGATTTAAATTCACTCAAAGAACTATTGGGTCATTATATGAATGAAATTCATATTGTTATGAAACCCACAGTAATGAACTATGGTGGTCTTGACGTTGCGTTACTACCATGGATCACCAGTGAAAACTGTTCAGAATCTATGAATTTTGTTAAAAATTGCAAAGCATCATTCCTTGCTGGTCATTTAGAATTATCTGGTTTTGATATGATGAGAGGAATTCAAAATAAACATGGAATGGATAAAGAAGCGTTCTCTAGGTTTGAGTTAGTTTTATCTGGTCATTATCATACCAAATCTCAAAAAAATAACATTATGTATCTGGGTACGCAGATGGAATTTTTCTGGTCAGATGCACATGATCCAAAACATTTTCATGTTTTAGATACTGAAACTCGCGAGATTGAAGCAATCGTTAATCCATTCACATTATTTGAAAAGATAATCTATGATGATACAAAAACAGACTATAGTAATTATAATGTAGACCATTTAGATAATAAATTTGTAAAATTAGTTGTGATCAATAAATCTAACCCCTTTACATTTGATAAATTATGTGATAAAATAACAGATAGAAAAATACATGAATTAAAAATTGCTGAGAATTTTGACGAATTTATAGGTGAAAGAGTTGGTGATGAGGGTGTATCTGTAGAGGATACTACCACCCTTCTTGATAGTTACATTGATAATGTTGACACTGAATTAGATAAGTCTAGAATTAAAATTGAAATGAGAAACTTATTGACTGAAGCACAGGCACTTGAAATCGCATGATAATATTTAAATCGTTGAAGTATAAAAATTTCCTATCAACTGGAGATAATTGGACTGAAATAAAATTAAATAATTCTAAGTCCACTCTCATTGTAGGAATAAACGGCGCAGGTAAATCAACCATGCTGGACGCCATATCATTTGGGCTATTTGGTAAACCTCATCGTGGTATAAATAAACCTCAATTAGTTAATACAATTAATAATAAAGATTGTGTAGTTGAAGTTGCATTTTCAATAGGTAGTAAAGACTTCAAAATTGTTCGCGGAATAAAACCAAATCTTTTTGAGATTTGGACAAATGGTAATATGATTGATCAATCATCTCACGCTAAAGAGTATCAAAAAATATTAGAACAAAATATTTTAAAATTAAATCATAAATCTTTCCATCAGATTGTAGTATTAGGTAGCAGTTCTTTTATTCCATTTATGCAACTGCCAGCACAACACCGTAGGGATGTTATTGAAGACTTATTGGATATTAACGTCTTTTCTAAAATGAATACTATTCTAAAAGAAAAAACTTCTTTATTACGCGAAAATTTAAAGGACATAAAATATACCATAGATTTGACTGAAAACCAGATAAAAACTCAAAAGAAATATATTAATGACATAACCACACTAAATGATGATTTTATAGAAAAAAGAAATACTGATATATCTAATTTAATTTCTGAGCGTGAAGAACTGGAAAGCGATAATGAAATATGTCAAAAGTTTATAGATGAAAATCAGAAAACTATGCAAGAGGAATTAGATAATGCGAATGATAAAAAGCAAGCGTTGCTCCAGTATCAAGCCCAATTCCAAACAAAAATCAAAAGATTGGTAAAGGAGAGCAAGTTTTATGAACAAAACGAAACATGCCCAACTTGTACCCAGAGTATTGACGAAAGTGTTAGATCAGAGAACCTTAAATCCGCAAAGGCCAAAGCAAAAGAATTTCAGCAAGCAATGGACCATGGACTTAAAGAGTCGGCTGCTGTGGAACAGATTATTGAAAGGTACACTGAGTTGGCAGAAAAGATTAGACAACAAATGTCAACTATATCTTCTAACAATAACACAATCACACGGTTCCAAAGACAAGTACAATCTTACCAAAATGAACTAAACCAACTTTCTGATCAAACTGGAGATTTGTCAAAGGCAAATATTGAATTAAAAGATTTAGAAGAAAAAAAAGAAATATCAAATAATACGAGGTATGAGATAAACGAATCACATACCTATAATAACGTCATGGGTGAAATGCTTAAAGATACTGGAATTAAGACCAAAGTAATTAAACAATATTTACCTGTAATTAATAATTTGGTCAATAAATATTTACAGACCTTAGACTTTTTCGTACACTTTGATCTAGATGAATCTTTTCAAGAGACCATTCGCTCAAGACATAGAGATGCCTTTTCATACGACTCTTTTAGTGAAGGTGAGAAACAGCGTATTGATTTGGCACTTTTGTTCACTTGGAGAATGATTGCTAAGATGAAAAATTCTGTCGCGACCAATCTTCTAATTTTAGATGAAACTTTTGATTCATCTTTGGACCATGACGGTGTTGACAATCTTATGAAAATACTATATACTCTCGGTGAAGATACTAACGTGTTTGTAATATCGCATAAAGGAGAAATTCTTGATGGGAAATTTGAAAACAGATTGGAGTTTTATAAAGAAAAAAACTTTAGTAGGATGAAGTAAGAGGTTGACTAATTATTTATAATATGTTATAATCACAGAAATGAAACAATGGAGATTAAATTATGAGAGAAGTGATTAGCGAAGCTACAATTCAAGTATTGAAGAACTTCGCATCTATTAATTCAAATATTGTTATTGAAAATGGCAGCAGTATTAGAACTATTTCAGAAGCAAAAAATATTCTGGCAAAAGCGGAAGTTGAGCAAACATTTCCCCAAAGGTTTGGAATTTATGATCTAAGCGAATTTCTTGGAGTACTTGGTTTGGTTGACACGCCAGTATTGGATTTCGCTGGAGATTATGTGACTATTGGAGATTCTACTGGTAGATCAAATATCAAGTATTTTTTCTCTGATCCAGACATGCTGACAACATCTACAAAAGATGTAAAGATGCCAGAAGGTGACGTTAAATTTCGCCTAGATATGGATACATTAAATAAACTAAAACGAGCGGCATCCGCACTAGGTCACTCAGAATTGATCATTGAATCTAGTGGAAATGACGGTCTTGCGAAATTGACGGTAACGACAACTGATAATTCTACAGCGAATACTTTTTCTATTGATATTCCTGTTGAAGAAAATTCAAGTAGTTATAAGTTTGTGTATAACATTAACAACTTGAAAATTTTAACTGGTAATTATGATGTGGAGATTTCATCAAAATTGATTTCAAAATTAACTAATACTGAAACTAAATTGCAATACTGGATTGCACTTGAAAAAACATCTACTTATGGAGAGTAATTAAAAATGGCTGACGATAAAAATAAAAAAGTTGAAGACCCAAATAAAAAAGCATATGATCTTATGAATCAAATTTCTCGCAGCGCGATTGCAGTAATTGATACCGTAACTCAGCGCGGTGGTTTTCGTGGTGAAGAACTATCAACGATTGGGCAGTTGAGAGATCAGTGTACTCAAGGTGTACAGATTGTTGAAAACTATAAGCAAGAGCAAGCAGAAGAATAGATATTAAAGGATAGATTTATATAATGAATACTCAGAGTGACTTCTGTAATACAAATGAATTTCTGTGGGTGGAGAAGTACCGCCCACAGAAAATTGAAAGAACTATCCTACCAAAAGAACTAAAGCAAAATCTACAAAAAATCGTTGAGACCGCCGAAATTCCTAACATGCTATTTACTGGAACCGCTGGTCTCGGCAAAACAACAGTTGCCAAAGCATTATGTAATACATTAGGTTTGGATTACATAATAATTAATGGCTCTGAAGATGGTAATATTGATACCTTGCGTGGCAAGATCAAACAATTTGCTTCTACTGTATCATTGCAAGGTGGTTATAAGGTTGTGATCTTAGATGAGGCAGACTACCTCAATCCACAATCAACTCAACCTGCTTTGCGTGGATTTATAGAAGAATTTAGCAACAATTGTCGCTTTATAATGACATGCAATTTTAAGAATAGAATTATTGAACCTTTACATTCCAGATGTGGTGTATATGAGTTTAATACGACTAAAAAAGAAATGGCTGGTCTTTGTGGGGATTTTCTTAAACACGCTAGAAATATTCTTGAACAAGAGAATGTAAAATTTGAAGATCAAGACCTTGTTAATATTATTATGAAACATGCTCCTGATTGGAGAAGGGTTTTAAATGAAACACAAAGACGATCTATGGGTGGTATTCTTAGTGGGAATAGTTCTAGTAATACTGGTATTAATGAAATTGACTCTCTCTTAAAGTTCATCAAAGACAAAGACTTTAAGAAAATGCGTTCTTGGGTGGTCAATAATATTGATACGGATAGTTCTGCTATTTTTAGGGGAATTTATGATAAAATGTCAAATCATATAAAACCACACGCTATCCCTCAAGTTGTGTTAATTCTTGCAGAATATCAATATAAAAATGCTTTTGTTGCTGATTTAGAAATCAATACAGTTGCGTGTCTAACTGAAATAATGGCAAATGTGGAGTTCATAGAATGAGTGTTGCTTATGAAGGATTAAATGATTGTGTGATATATGACTTTGAAACACTTTCTGTTGATGTAAACAGAGGTGTTGTATTATCTTTAGGTCTGCTTACTTTCTCTAGGGCGAGATTTACAAATAATCCATACAGTTATGAAGAACTTTTAGATGGTAGTGTTGGTATTAAATATGATGTTAAAAAACAAGTGGAAGTTTATGATCGTAAAATTTCAAAATCTACACTTGATTGGTGGAATAAACAGCCCAAAGAAACAACAGCAGCAGTGATGGTTCCATCAGAAAATGATAAAGATATTAGCGAAACCTATAACTTTTTTGTGCAGAATGTAAATATCAATAACCTAAAAACTGTGTTTTCTCGCGGAAATACCTTTGATATTCCTTTCTTTGAAGGTATCTTAAATGATACTGGTAAAAAAGTTCCTTATCCATTTTGGATGGTTCGTGATACAAGATCATTTCTTGATGGTTTGCTTTGGGGGTCTGGTGTTAAGAACGATTATATTCCAGAAGGATGTGCAGAAAAGTTTGTTAAACATGATGCGCGGCATGATTGTGTAATGGATGTAATGCGTATGCAAACAGTGATACAAAACCTATGAACCACTTTGATTATTTAAACTCAATCAACCATAATAAAGGCGATATTATGGTTGATGATATCACTGAAAAATCATATAAATCATACTACATTAATAGATCGTTATCCTATTTTAATGACACTATTCTTGCTGCAAACGAGATGAATAGGCACCATCATATTGATGGTAGGTTACAATATGATTTTATGCGTAATATTGTTAGGAAACGAAAGCGGTTTTCTAAATGGACTAAGGCTGATAAAATGGATGCTTTAGATTCAATTAAGGAGTATTATGGATACTCAAATCAAAGGGCAAGAGAAGTTCTAAAATTGATCCCCAAAGAGCATTTAGATCATATTAGATTTAAGTTGCGTAAGGGTGGTAAAAACTAAAATTATATAAATACCATTGTCATTAATGAATATAACAAAAAAAGTGAGTTGACAATGAATGAAGAAACAAATATAGTAAATTGGTCACCAACTGATATGTTGGAGATAACTTTAAATGAACCTGATGATTTCTTAAAAGTAAGAGAAACATTAACACGAATTGGTGTATCAAGTAGGAAAGAAAATAAACTATTTCAATCTTGTCATATCCTTCATAAACAAGGTAGATACTTTATAGTCCATTTTAAAGAGTTGTTTTTGCTAGATGGTAAAAAATCAAACTTAGAAGAAAGCGACATAGGCCGTAGAAATACTATCGCTACACTTATGTCAGATTGGGGTCTAGTCTCCATACAAAATGAATCAGTTGCTAAAAATTTAGCACCTCTGCGACAGATTAAGATTATTCCTTTTAAAGAAAAAAATAATTGGGAACTATGCCCCAAGTATAATATAGGAAGAAAATAAATGCAGAGTTTCAAATCTCACCTTATAAATGAAAGTGCGCTTAGTGCGCTAAGAACTGCGACGAAAGCCCACAAAGGGCAGTTTAGAAAAAGTGGTGGTGAATACATTGCTCATCCAAAAGAAGTCGCTAAAATAGTTGCTAAGTTCAAACCAAAATCAAAAAATTTATCTGCATTAGTTCAAGCAGCATATCTGCATGATACTATAGAAGATACTGATTTATCACACGCTGACTTAGTTAAGCAGTTTGGTGGGTTGGTTGCCAATCTTGTTGACCAATTGACCACTAAAAAAGATGATCTGGAAGCAGCAGGTGGTAAGGGTGAGTATATAAAAGATAAGATGGTCAACATGACAAGTTGGGCATTAGTTATTAAACTCGCTGATAGACTTGCTAATGTATCTGATATTAAGCAGCAGAAACCAGAATGGCAAAGAAAATATGCTGGCGATACAAAATTGGCGTTAGACGCTGTAAAAAGAGATAGAAAACATTTGAGTCCTACGCATAAGAAAATTATTAAGAATATAGAAACTATTATCAAACCTTATGTGAAAGGATAAATTCTATGAAACTTTTTTCTAAATTTATAACAGAAATAACTAAAAATCAACGTAAAAAGAAAGAAGCCTATGCTTTGACATATGTTAGGCAAGGCAAGATGGGTATTCTAAGAATTAGGCCATTACCAGGAAGCAAGTGGGTTGAGGTACGTGGTAAGGTGGGATTTGAAAATAATTACGATGAAAATGATTATTTACACAGAACTATGACTCTTATCGGTAAAGGTGTAAATGTATCTGAATTTGTAAATGGTTCAGAGGTTGTACTATATGATAGAGGTGATAAAGTTGCAAAACTAGCATTAAGAGCAGTTAGGGCAATTGTAAAATATCCAGACGTACAGCATTGGTAGGTAATAATAAATGAAAAGTTTTATATCTCATTTAAATGAAAGTATGTTAGAAAAACTTTTAACTATGAAAGTTAGAAAGTCTATTAAAAACGCTGGTGGTAAAATCTATCAAATTGGTGGTGTGGTTCGTGATGAACTACTTGGAAAGGTTTCAAAAGACTTAGACTTAATCGTTGTTGGTGTAGAACTAAGCGATTTAGAAGAAATATTAAAGCCTCACGGTAAAGTGAATATGGTTGGCAAATCTTTTGGTATTCTAAAATTTGTACCAACAGGTTCAACAGAAGAAGAAGATGTTGATATTTCAGTACCAAGAGTTGACTCTAAGAGTACTGGGGCTGGTCATAAAGATTTTGAGGTACAATTAGGAAAAGGTATTACTTTACAACAAGATCAGTTGAGAAGAGATTTTTGGATAAATCAATTGGCTAAAGATGTTGATACTGGAGAGATTATTGACACTGATGGCAAGGGTATGAAAGATATTAAGAATAAAGAAATTCGTATGATCAGTCCTACTTCATTTGAAGATGATCCTTTAAGAATGTTAAGAGCCATTCAATTCGCGGCTAGGTTTGAATTTAAAATTGAAAAAAATACTTTCAAGGAAATGAAAAAACAAGCACATACTATTTCATCAGTTTCTTCTGATAGATTCAATGAAGAATTTAAAAAACTTTTCACCAAATCAAAAAAACCATCAATCGGTGTAAAACTTTTATTTGAAAGTGGATTGATTAAACATTTATTCCCAAAGGCATCCATTAAAGACATTAATTTAAAAGCATTAGATAAACTAGAAACTAAAAACTATGGTGCTTTTATAGGAATGGTTCTAATGAGTTATAAACAAGATGCTGGTAAAATCGCCAAGGCTGGAATGAAATTATCTAATATTGATTCCAAAGCAGTTCAATCTGTAACTTCATACAAAGATATGGATTTAGTTAAATTAGTTGGATGGGCTAAAGATAACGATATTAAATCTGTTGATGCCTATCTTACTGCTATAGGAAAACCAACAGTATCATCAAAATTAAAAGGTGTTAAATACCTTTCAATTAAAGAACTACCTATAAATGGAAAAGATGTTTCTCAATTGGGGTTTAAAGGTAAGAGTATAGGTGATGCTTTACAATCTGCATTAGATTTCTCTATTAAGACTAATAAAACAAGTAAAAACGATCTTCTTAAACATATAAATAGTAAGAACAAATGATAAAGGACTGAAACATGGCATGGGTAACTATTACAAATAATCCGAGTTGGCAATATGACAATGCCCCTGCTGATCCTGGTGCTAATAGCCCATTACGACCCTTATGGTTAAAGCAAACCAGCGGAGTTAGAACTACCAATGGTCATGAGGTATATACAAGTGTTCGCAAAACTATCGCGGGAACTGGTACTGTTACTTTTGCTATAACTGTTTCAAATCCAGGAGTAGGAAATAGATACTATATAGATGGTGTTGGTCCTGCTAGAATATTAAGTTTGACAGAAGGTAGAACATACCGATTCGATCAAAGCGCATCTTCTAATTCTGGGCATCCACTTAGATTTTCTATTACGTCAAATGGAACGCATGGCGGCGGGAGCGAGTACACAACAGGAGTAACAACAGCAGGAACTCCAGGAAGTTCTGGGGCATATACTCAGATATCTGTGGCTGTTGGTGCGCCTACCTTATATTATTACTGTACAAACCACAGCAATATGGGCGGGACTGCAAACACTCCAGCATCTAGTACATCTACAGTTTCTATGGGTGAAATTAGTAAAACTTTTTGGGATAATGTATCATGATTAAGTTTATGACATTTATAACTGATGAGTATCAGAGAGATTACAAAAAAGAACGAAAAAACTATCTTGGAACTCCAGAGCAGATGGAGAGAAACGCCGCTAGAAAACGCGCTAGAAGAAAGATGGAAAAAGAGGGTAAGGCAGAGCCTTTTGATGGAAGAGATATTCATCACAAAGATGGTGACCCACTCAATAATAATCCAAAAAACTTATCAAGTGTAACTGTCCATTATAATCGTAAAGAGCCAAGGATGAGAGATAAATGAAATCTTTTAAAAATTTTAAAGAAGGTATGGACCGAGATGCTATCGCCATTTTTGCCAAAGAAGATGACGAAGAGGGTGGAGATATAACCATTTATAAATTACCTAACGTCCCATATTATAACCATGGTTACGGTGATAAGGGATGGGTTGGTGATGTACGTTCAGATTATGATTTTTTCGCTAAAAGTATGGCAGAACTTAAACAAAAAATTAAACGTGCTGGTGGCAATCCAAATAAACCAATATATGGAAAACTAAAATGAAAACATTCAAAAATTTTATAATAGAAGATAAATGTGATTTGGTAGGTATGAAACAAATCAAAGCATTTGAATCTATTGTTGATAAACTATTCAAAAAGTATGGAATTGATTTTAAATTCACTCGTCATTTTGGTGATAGGATGGGAGATGATAGAAATAATCCTTGTATTTCCATGAAAGAGTTGGCAGAATTTATAAAAAAGATTTATGCAAAGCAAGGCAAATCCCTTAAAGGTGTTGCTGGTGCAGAAGCGGTAATTAAAGATATGCAAACTAATTTGAATATTCCAGTAGCAGTTAAGTATGATCAAAGAAATGATGAATTTGATGTTGTACTGAAAACCATTATGCGTAAAAAAGATTTTAAAACTCCAGATAAGATAATACGATATGCGTAAGAATGGAATGGCGTAGAACATTTTTGGATTAAATTATGAAATACTTTATATCAGCACCTTTTGGAAACTATTTAAAACTTCCTAACGCAATTAGCGTAACTGGAAGTTGGACTGTTGAAAAAAGAGAAGGACTCATTCCTCAAATTTTTAAAACTCTTAGGTATAAAAATGGTGGATGGATTAATAAAATTGGATTGCGTAACGCAGGAATATATGAAGGTTTAAAAAGAACAAACTCTACAGATGTGTTGAGCCTTGCCGCAATAAATGAATATGATTGGATAAATTTAGACCGCATAGTAGGTAAAAATTTGTCTGTTGAAATTAATATAAGTTGTCCAAACCTTGATAAAGATGTAGGAGCGGTTAATCTTCGCGGATTTGATTTATTTCCTAAAAATAACAGAGAATGGTGTATATGTAAGATACCGCCTACTGCGACAGAATGTCTCATAGACAAGATAGTAGATTTGGGGTATAATCAAATACATGCAAGCAACACTTTGTACTCTTTAAATGGGGGTCAAAGTGGAACAATTTTAAAACCATATACTACAAGGATTATAGAATATATAAAGAGAAAACATCCCAGTGTCACTATAATCGCTGGTGGTGGGGTTACAAATAAGGATGATGCAGAATTTTATTTTGATAAAGGCGCAGACTATGTAAGTCTAGGAACAGTATGTTTCACACCTTGGAAAATAAAAAGCATAATTTCTTAATTTTTTTTACCTAACCCCTTGAAATCACAAAATAAAGACATATATACTAATGAGTTAGCATTTTGGTGCTAATCAAATTAAGGGGATGCGAATAATCGGTCCCATTAATATCTTGCTTGATCAAAAGGAGATAACAATGACAGGCTTACAAACACTTTTTCCACGTTCATCTTTCGTGGGTTTTGACCATCTATTCAATGAACTAGAGTTCACTGCTAAACATGCTCAAGATCACTATCCACCACACAATATTATTAAAGCAGGAGAATCAGATTACTTGATTGAACTTGCTATTGCTGGATTTTCACAAGATGAAATCAATGTTGAAGTAAAAGATAGAACTTTGACAATAACTGGTGAACACGTTTCTAAAGGTAGAGAATTTATCCATCGTGGCATTTCAACAAAGAAATTTAAACGAACTTTTAGGCTGTCTGAACACGTACAAGTAAACGGAGCAGATATTCAAGATGGTATTCTGGCAATTGAGTTGCAGTATATTATCCCAGAAGAAATGCGTCCTCGTAAAATTAAAATTGGCAATTACGAGGAAAACTCAAATGCAACACATACTAACAACGCACAACTACTTAACGAAAGGTCTAACAGGACTGTTTGATCTTTTATCATCTTTAGTAAAAAGTATTCAACTCACAAGACAATGTTCTGCAAATGCAGATTTGGTAAGATATTTTAGAATAGAATATCCAAATATGTCTGATCACGAAATACTGACTGAACTAAATAGGAGAACTTTGGAGGAATTTAAATGATTCATTGGATCAAAAATTTCTTTAAGAGTGCGGCTCCTAAAACTATGATAGAAGAAAGAGATGAATATTTTGCAAATGCAAAAGATTTATGTGACCTTGAAAGAAGAATGAAGGCGTGGGAAAAAACATCTATGAATGAAAATCTTCGTGGGTGGATTTGATCTTATACCATATTATGATGAAATGGAAACTTTATAGACAGATTGCAGAATATATCTGGATTAGAGTTTTACCTTAAAATTAGGAAGGGCATCAATGCCCTTCTTTCACACACACACAAATTATGGAGAATATAATGAAAGAATATATTAATGACACTTGGAATAGTGTTATGGATGCAAACGTCAATCCTTTAAAGAATATCCCAAATTTACAAGTACGCCATTTAATCATGCAAATTCTTGCATGGATGTGGGTATCTGTATGTTCTATGTACATTGGTAGTATCACTTTTTGGGGGATCAACGCAATCGCACATACACTTTTACTCGCTGCAATTGTTATTACAGTTGGCACATTTGAGACTGCGAAGCGAAAACCTAAAGTTTTTGATAGAATTGATGGATACAACGGGCGACAAAAGAACGGCGAACATAATTAAATTTAGATAGGAACACACAATGGCACACAAAAACCCTTTTGAAATCCGCGCAGAAATGTTACAAATGGCAAAAGATTATATGGATCAGCAATGGACCATGAATATCCAACTTGCAAATGATTTGTATGAGCAAGGCCATAAATCAGCAGAAGAAGTTAAGGAAGCGTACAAAATTTATAGTACAGATGATTTGATGGCAAAGGCTAAAGAAATGTATTCTTTCGTATCAAAGAAAGATTAATGATCTACAGATCATATTTTAAGTTTATGATCTGAAAATCATATTATTATTTTTAATTTGTTGACTAAACCTTTATATTATGATATAATAACTCCAAACGGAGAAGAATATTGAAAGCATTTTATACAAACGTAGCAAGATATGGCAACTCACTCTTATACCGTGGTTATAATGACCACGGTGTTCGTATTGATAAGCGAGTCAAGTTTAAACCAAAACTCTTTGTTCGTAGCAAAGAAAAAAATACAGTATGGAAAACCCTTGAAGGATTTTCTGTTGCACCAGTAGAATTTGAATCTATGAGAGCAGCAAAAGAATGGTTAGAGACTTACAAAGATATGGATAATGTCAAAATCTATGGCATGACTAATTATATCCAACAGTTTATAACTAGTGCATTTCCAAATGAAATACAGTTTAATCGTAAAACAATCAATGTCGCCAACTTAGATATTGAAGTAGCATCAGATGATGGATTCCCACATCCAGATGCTGCTGATTATCCTGTTATATCAATTTGTCATAAATCGTCAACCTCTAATGTTTATCATGTTTGGGGTTTGGGTGAATATGATGTTGATAAGCGTGAAAACCAAAATTTGATTGTCCAGTATCGTCATTGTAAAAATGAATTAGAGTTATTAGCAAAGTACATGGAATTTTGGACTAAGAATCCACCAGATGTTATAACTGGTTGGTATATTAAAATGTTTGACATGCCTTATCTAATTAATCGTATTACTAAAATTGCTGGTAATGATGTAGCAAAAAAGTTTTCCCCATGGGGTTTGATTAGTGAACGCAACGTAAATATCGCTGGTCAAAATAATAAACATTATGAAATAACTGGTATTTCTCAGTTAGATTATATGGACTTATTTAAAAAGTTTGGATATTCGTATGGAACTCAAGCATCGTACAAATTAGATCACATTGCCAATACTGTACTTGGCGAGAAAAAGTTATCGTATGAAGAGTATGGAACACTTCATACTCTTTATAAAAATGATCATCAATTATTCATTGATTATAACATCAAAGATGTTTACCTAGTAGATAAAATTGATGAAAAGATGGATTTAATTACTCTCGCGCTGACCATGGCATATCGTGGTGGTGTGAATTATGAAGCGACACTTGGAACAACTGCTATATGGGACTCAATTATATATCGTGAACTAAACAAACAAAATATCGCGATACCGCCAAATGAAAACACAATCAAATCTCCATATCCAGGAGGTTACGTTAAAGAGCCTCAAGTCGGATTACATGATTGGGTGGTTTCGTTTGATTTGAATTCACTATATCCTAATTTGATTATTCAATATAATATGTCACCAGAAACTTTGGTTGTAGATATTGACAACACTTATCAATCAGGTGTTGAATATTATATGAATAATATTCCAAATGTAAAAAATGATCTTTCTGTAGCAGCAAACGGTTCAACTTATACTAGACAAAGGCAAGGCATTGTTCCTCAAATCATTGCAGATTATATGTTGGAGCGTAAAGCAACTAAGAAGTTGATGCTTGAAGCAATGCAAAAAAATCAAGATAATCCATCTACTGAACTTGAAAAGCAAATCAATCAACTTGAAAATCGGCAAATGGCGATTAAAATTCTATTGAATTCTCTTTATGGTGCTTTGGGTAATGCTTACTTTCGGTATTTTGATATGCGTGTCGCAGAAGGTATTACTCTGTCTGGACAGTTAGCGATTCAATGGGCAGAACGCGCTATGAATGATGAAATGAATAAAATACTCAAAACAGATAATTTTGATTATGTAATCGCTATTGATACTGACTCACTGTATATCAACTTTGGGCCTTTTGTAGATAAATTGAAACCTAATGACCCTGTTAAAGCATTGGACAAAATTTGTGCTGAACATTTTGAAAAGGTTTTAGAGAAAGCGTATGATAAACTGTTTAATCAAATGAACGCATATACAAATCGCATGGTTATGGAAAGGGAAGCGATTGCAGATCGTGGTATCTGGACTGCCAAAAAACGATATTTACTGAATGTTCATAATAATGAAGGTGTTCAATACGCAGAACCAAAATTAAAGATCATGGGTATTGAGGCTATCAAATCAAGCACACCTCAAGTGGTGCGAGATAAGTTTATGCATTCTTTTAAAATCATCATGTCTGGTTCTGAAGAAAAAACAAGAAAGTTTATTGCTGATTTCAAGAAAGAGTTTAAATCTCTACCACCAGAAGATATATCTTTTCCAAGAGGTGTTAGTGATATTATGAAATGGAGTGATAGAAATACTATTTACAAGAAAGGAACGCCAATTCATGTGAGAGGTAGTTTACTTTATAATAATCAGATCAAAGATAAGGCATTAGGAAAAAAGTATGCACTTATTCAGAATGGTGAAAAAATTAAGTTTTGCTATTTAAAGATGCCCAACCCTCTAAAGGAAAATGTTATATCATTTCCAGATTACATTCCAAGTGAGTTAAATCTACATAGATATGTAAATTATGACGTTCAATTTGAAAAGACCTTTGTAGAACCAATTACACCAATCTTAGATGCAATTGGGTGGAGTGTAGAGGAAAGATCATCATTAGAAGATTTTTTCTCCTAAGAATTATATCTAAGTTATAAACCAAAAGGAATAATTATATTATGAAACTAAAGCCAAGTGAAATGTACGATTTAGCAAAAAACAATGAAATACAGAATTATATACAAAACAATCTTTATGACCCATGGATAGGAAGCCCCTTTGAAGGATATAGATACATGGGTAATAAACAAAAGGGTGAACTAGGAGAGAGATTAGTAACTCTAATAATGGAAAAGGCTGGTTACAATGTTGAATTTGCTCACACATCAACCGCTGGATATGATAGAATTTTAAATGGAATTAAAACGGAAATTAAGTTTTCTGTTGCACATACAGACACTAAAAAAAGATCAATCAAAAAAGATTGTTTTACAATGAACCATGTCGCAGTTGGTAAAGATTGGGACCGTCTTATTTTTATTGGAGTAAATGAAAATCCTAATGAATTTAAGGCTGTGTATATGACAAAAGAAATGTTTGAAAACTGTCTGAAAACAGATAATCATTTTAATCATCAACAAGGTGGTAAAAAATCAAAGAATGATGATTATATGGTTACGGAGAAAAAACTTAGAGAACTAATACAATCAGAATATGTAAAAGAATTGAGTGAATGGTAAAAACTATACTTGGTGATTGCTTAGAGGTATTGCCTACAATTGAAGATAATTCAGTAGATATGCTTCTTGCTGATCTTCCATATGGCACTACTGCATGTAAATGGGATTCTGTTATTCCATTAGATAAACTATGGGAACAATACAATAGGGTTTGTAAGAAAAATGCAGCAATGGTTTTTACCGCAATGCAACCATTCACAACAATTCTTGCTGCTTCTAATATAGAAAATTTAAGATATGAATGGATTTGGGAAAAACCTCAAGGTACAAATCCCATGAATGTAAAAATAATGCCTTTAAAGTCTCATGAAAACATCTTAGTATTTTACCGAGAGAAACCAACTTATAATCCTCAAATGTGGTATAGTACACCGTATTCTGGATTTAGTAGCGATACTGCAAAAATTGGTGAAGTGTATGGCAATGCTGAATCAAAACATAGGGATAACCCAGAAGGATCAAGATACCCAAAAACAGTGATAAAACATAAACAAGAAAAGGGTTATCATCCTACTCAAAAACCAGTAGGTTTGATGAAATATTTAATAAAGACTTACACTAATGAATGGGATGTTGTTCTTGATAATACGATGGGTTCTGGAACTACAGGAGTTGCTTGCGTTCATACAAATAGAGAATTTATAGGAATAGAAAAAGAAGAAAAGTATTTTAAAATAGCAGAAAAAAGATTAGGAACAAATTTAAACGAATTTTTCTATTGACTCTCTAATACGAATCATGTATTCATATAGTTGAAGTTAGTGAATAAAAC